TTCTTAACGTGTCTTCAGGCAGTGCTCCAAACTCTGAATCAGACAGAACATCTATGTCAACGGGCCTATCTCCACGTTCGCCTGCCCCTTGTCCTTTCATAGAAGGAGGCTGTGCTTTAGCGGCACCGATTTTCTTTTTGACTGTTGTTTTTTGTTTCTTTTGTTTAAGCTGAGTAACATTATCTCCAGATGAACTATCATCAGATCCTTGAAGTAAGTCAGGTCTTTTTGCCGCTAAAGTATATTCAGTAGCTTTTGCTAAAGAATCAGCTGCCTCATAACCTTGAACAATGAAAGCATCTCTAAGCTCCATAACCTCTTGTGTTAAAGCCTCATCGAAAATAGTGCTATTTTGGTCCAATATAGGAAAAGTAGATTCGATTTCTGTTGCTTTTTTCTGTAACTCTTGCGCCGCTCTATCTTGCTGTACAGTTTGGCCCATTTGTTGTTGAACATCAAACATTACCTGTTCTCTCTCAGCCTTACGGATTTCATTACGCACTACTCCAGCTTGGTTCATTTCACCATCAAGTAAGAGTTGTTGGTACTCTGTTTCTTTAATGTCAAAATCAAACTTAGGCGCTTCCGATTTAATTTCTGCTTCTGCTTGTTCTATATCATTAATTTTTTTCTGCATAGCTTTGTTCTTAGCAAGAACTTCATCTAATCTAGACTTAGGCACCATAGGCGCTTTAGATTTTACTGATTCTTCCTCCACCGCTTCCTCAACTCTTTCATCGTCTGGTTGTGCAGTTCCGTCATCTTCTGTTGCCAAAGCTTCTTCGACAATATCTTCTGAGCTATCGTCTGTCTGTTCTTCTGCTTGAGTTTCGACTTCTGCTGTATCTTCCTCTTGGACTTCTTCATTATCAGTTTCGTCTCTAGCTGAGACCTCTTCTTCGGCTTCTTCAATTTGCGCTCCTTCTTCATTGGGGAAGACTTCTTCGTCTTCTGTTGGTGTGTCAAAGTTTAAATCCACTTCGAATCCTTTGCCGTCTTCTGCCCTAGGCTTATCAGCCCCTGGCATAGTGTCAAACATTAAATCTCCTTGTGGGTCGTCTTTAGGTCCTGTCTTTCCTTTCTTTTTAGCCATCGTTGTTACCTCCTGTTGGTGTTTTCATAGCTGCCACAGCAATTTTACTTGCGGCTGTTGTTTCAGAGTCCGCCCGTCTTTGGGTGTTAGCTAATCCAGCTAGCCTTTCACGTAGATCGAGCTCCTCTCGCTTCATTTGAAGTTGGTTTTGCATTTCTGCTATTTTAATCTGTGGGTCCATTTGTGCTGTCTCCTGTGCTTTAGCTGCATTTAAAGCTGCTTCACTTTGTAGTTTGCTTACTTCTGCTTCTAGTTTAGCAATTTCTAATTGCATTTGCGTCATAGCAGCCTCTGCTTGGAATTGTTGTATTTGTGCTTGTTCTTCTGATGGTGGTTCAGTACCTTGCATTACACGAATTCTTTGTGCAACTTCTCCTTTACGCTGTAAATGTGAGTAGTCAATAATAATGTCATCAGGTATGGGCACTCCAACTTGTCGTAACTGCAATGCTTCAGCAAACTGCATCTCATCAAAATTATCTCTAGCAGGGCTAGAAGAAACTACTACATCATATTCCCCTAAAGTAAGATCATTTATAATAGTACCTTCAGGTGTCATTTGATTAAGTGCCATAGGTTCACTACCTTTCATTGGGTCTGCTTCATTTACAATTTGCACTACGCGTTCTTCTGTATAGTAGGCTTGTACCAAATTTAAAATCTTTTCAGCTAGGTATTGTCTTGTTTTAGCTAGGTTATCTAAAGGCACTTGAATCATCATCGCGCCTCTGTTTTGTTTTGCTTGAATCGCTACACCTGAAACTTCTGAACTGTCTGTGCCTAACATAGAATCACTAATACCACTAATAGTCTTAATATTAGCAGCAGCTTTCATCGCTATACGATCTAAACCTGTGGGTATTTGATTAGGTGGAATCTTAGCTGGTGGGTTAGAACCACGGTTAAATTCAAGTACTAGTCCTGTTTCTGCCCCATGTTCTTCTAAATCATCCGCATCCATACCACTTAAAGAACCTGATTCAACAATCCAACCACTGTTAGCGGTTGTGTTAACAATGTGTAGTTCTTGTGATGAAATTTTATTAAGCTGTTCTTGTGGTGAAATTAAATTACGTACCATTCCAAAAGGTCGTCCTCTTCTCCAGAAGGGGAAATAAGGAACTAAAGTAAAATGGTCATAAGGAGACCAATCATCATGTAGTATTACTAAATCAGCTGAAACAGTCCAACGGACCTTTTTAACTAGTTTAGTAAGAATCTCTAGTCCATACGTATCGGCAAAGTTTTCCCTTTTCTTTTTAGTCCAATGGTAAGGAACTTCTCGCATGTCTCCTGTAAGACTATCAACATAGTACATACATTCTTTAAGCCTATAATATTGTCTTTCTATCACTCGAATAGAACGTAATGCTCTATTTTCTTCTGGGTTGGTTGTATTACCTTGTTGGTAATTAACTCCACTATATGTGTCCCCATATCTTGTTTCTTCATACTCAACGGAATCTGTACCTAACGCTGAACCTTCTTCTACTGTAATACGTAGCTGATCTGCTTTTTTCTGCCCATACGTCTCTTCTATCTCATCAAGACTCATCCATCTAGTCTCAAAGATCTCGTTCCACGTTTTAGGGTCATAATCTTTAGCATCTGGGTCAATAAGAATATCTAAGGGGTCTTTTGTAGTAACTCTAACTTCGCCTTGTATATGATCATCAAAATCTACACGGACATCAAACCAGCCACGATCTTGTATTAGACCATCAGAAAATACTTGAGCTTCTACCCAATCCATTTTATTATTGTCAGAAATTTGTAAAAAGAGTTTAGTTAGCGTATCTGCTACATCTTGTTGTCCTCTGCCTCGAGGTTTGAACGTTACATCCATCCTACGCGTACTTTGTTCGCCCAGGACTGTATTGATTGTAGGTAATATAGTATTAATAGTAAGAGCAGGTCTTCCTTGGTCATCTAGGGTAGATAAGTCAGCCGCGTCCCATTGTTCGCCCCTATAAAAGGCATCACATCTTTTTGCAATGGCTATGTACTCTTGATGGCCGTTGTCCCGTGCACGTGCGTACGCTTCCCATTGCTGACGGGCAAGTTCGTGTTGTTCTGCTTTATTTAACTTCTTCTTAGGTTTGTCTGATCTATATGCCATTAAGCGCTCATTGATGTTTTCTTGTTATCACTTTTCGCAAGATATTTTAACTTGTCTCTCCATGACGGTTCAGGTTCTATACGCTCAAAGTACGTAGAAAACTCAGCCATCATAAGACCAATCCATGCCAGTGCATCCACTTGGTCGTCATGTGTACCATTAGGAAAACGTAAAAGTTCAGCTACAAACACGCCTGACCATATAGCTTCCTTTGGGAAGTATACCATGCCTTGTTGCATTCGTCCTTGAATTGCACGTGCTCTTGCCTCTTTATCTCGTCTTCCTACTTTTAAATCTTTAATGTATGCTTCGTACAGTCTACGCTCTCTTATCCGTTTTTCCAAGAAAGGACCAATCGCCATTTCTATATGACCTCTTTCAATACCTACAATACCAGGTCTCCAAATCTCGTACAGGTCTAAAATTTCCTCGACTATCTCAAAACCATCAAACTTACCGCGAATAACATCAACAATAAACATATTATCGTACTCATCGACTCCGACCACAATGCCAACAGTATAGTCATTTCTATCCCTTTGGCCAATTGCCAGATCCCACGCGCAATAGTATTTAAGCTTGTCCAAATCCAAGTCTTCATCATCGTAGTAGCGTATCATATCCCTAGTGAAATAATCACCTTCATTGGAAACAGGGTTTTGTTGATATAGAGCTGACCAGTCTCTTGGACCAACTGCTTTTTGAATTTGCGCAAGTGCATCTGCATTATAACGTTCAGGATGTAGAGCATCGCCTGTTTGCCTAAACTCCTCGTCTTTTTCTGCAATGGCAGGGTATTTAACCACTTCCCATTGATCCGCACCTTTTTCCGCCATGGTTAGCAAACGTCCTGCTAAATCATCATCATGCCACCGCGTTAAAATAACCAACACACCGCCCCCTGGGGCTAGCCGTGTGTACGCGGTAGAGGTATACCAATTCCAAACTGATTCTCTACCAAATTCTGATTCGGCATC